GCAGCCGACGCCTACAGGCACGGGTGGCGGGCCTAGTGACCCGACAGGCGGCACGGCAGGCACACAGCCCGCCGCCGTTCCCGCAAGGATGGCCGTGTTTGAGATTGCCGAGCGCCGCGTTGACGGAACCAACATCTTGGCGGGCGACTTCCAAGTGATTATTGAGCCAATCGGGATTGAGATCACGCTGGAGGATATCATCATTTGCGACCGTGGCACGCTAACAATCGCCAAGCTGGGCCGGGTGGCATCGGGCGGGGAAACCGCGCTTTATGACGCGGTAGGGCGGCGATAATGGCCGGGTTTGCGGATGAAGTCAAAAAGTGGGAAAAGAAAACGGCTGACAAGCTGGATCTGGCAACCCGTCAAATCGCTTTGCAGATATTCAGCCGCATCATCATCAAAAGCCCAGTGGACACGGGGCGGTTTCGCGGCAATTGGCAGCTTGCAATCGGATCCGCGCCAGATGGCACATTAGAACTTGATGACAAGACGGGCACGGCGACGATTGCAAAAGGCGCGGCGATTGCGCTGGGCGTAAACGCAGGCGATATAGTCTACTTTGCCAACAACTTGCCATATGCCGTGCCGCTAGAAGAGGGCGGATATCCTGACGGGCCGAAGGTCGTAAACGGCCATTCAAGCCAAGCCCCTAACGGAATGGTCGCCTTAACCGTGCAAGAGTTTCAAAGCATCGTTGCGCAAATCGGCATAGAATTGAGTTTCACATGACGCCAGAATCAGACATTCATAGCGCCCTAATGGCCCGCGCCGAGGTTATGGCAACCGCGCTAGGCTATGCCGTGCAATGGCCCCAAAAGGGTGGGGCAATCCCCACAGCGGAACATGTCAGAGTTTTCCACCTGCCAAACGACAACGCGCCGGCTGATCTTTCCAGCGACGTTATGCGGCGGCAAGGGTTTTTGGTCATTACGCTGGTTTCACCGCTTGGCGTTTATGAGGCAGTCACGAAATCAAAGGCGGGAATTATCGCGGGATATTTCCCCCGCGCGTCACGACTGACCGCAAATACTACAACCGTAACAATCAATGGCCATTCGGTTAAGCCCGGTCGCCAGGAAGGGCAGAGATGGGAAACCGCGATATTCATCGGGTACCAAACGACAGCGTAAAGCCGGACGCGACCCCGCGCCGGATCTTGCTGATCAACACCAACAAATCAAACGGCGATATTGGCGCAACTGCCCGCCCGTTTGAAACAGAAATTGCGCAGTGGATTGCCCAAGGCTGGACCCGCGCCAAGTAACGACCCCTCAACTCGAAACAAAACAGCCCCTCGTGAGGGGTCTAAACGCTTGAAAGGATCAAGCAAATGACGGCTAACCATATCGGCGATACCATCTACCACTCCACCGCAGCACCCGCCACGAATAACAAGGCCGGGTTTGAAGCCTTGACTTGGGTTCTGGCCAAGGGCGGGCAAACCCTGCCACAACTCGGCGTCAGTCACTCGATGATTGACGTTCCCGACCTGCAAACCGGCTTCACCAGCGCGGTCAAAGGCGCTGCGCAGGGTGTGGATACAACCGCAACATTCCGCGACGTGCCTGCTGATGCGGGCCAAGCCGCGATTAAATTGGCGGCAAATAGCCAAGGGGGCGTTGGTGCGCTTAAGATCGTAACCGGCACCGGCACTGATAACGCCCCCGTGACGGGTGACGTTGTGCAATACGCCCAAGGCATCCTGCACAGCTTTGTGCCAAACCCCAAAGACAATTCCACCTTCAAGGGCTTCACGGTAGGTTTCCGGCAGAACGCCCCAACTGTGGACGATGTTCAGCCGTCATAAGAATTTAGCGCGCCCGTAAAATAGGCACGTTGAATAGGGCGGGGGGTGGAGGTGGTTCTACCGCCCCCCGCTTTGAACCTCAAGAACTCAAAGGATTATCAAATGGACTTTTCTAAATTCGACAGCCGCGCACAGGCTGAAATCGGCTCGCCTATGCAGATCCTTGATCAGTGGACCAGCGAGCCAATGATGGACGGCGATAAGCCTTGCCGCGTCATTGTCCGCGGCACAGCGTCCAAGACCATGCAAGGCCGCATGCGCGACAAGCAGCGCGCGGCCATGTCTCGCAAGGGCAAGGATAAAGACGAAGAAGCCCGCGTGATGGAGGACGTCCACAACCAGCTTTGTGAAAGCGCCGCGCCATTCATCGTTGGATTTGAAAACGTATCGCGCGGGGATCGGCCTGCAACCGCCGAAGATGCCGAATGGTTCCTTGACTTGTCATTCCCTGAAATGGGCATCAAGACAGACGACAAAGGCGACAACGTGCTGGACAAGGACGGCTCGCCCGTTTTTGAAATGACAAACAACCCGTTTGCAAAGCAGGTTGGCGAGTTTGCAGGTAAACAGGCGAATCGCTTGGGAAACGGCAAGCGCGGCTAATCGTTGCCGCGAAGCAAGCCGGTTGGTTAAACTCTACAATTGACCACGGCGAAAACGACAAGGGCCGCAAGGCCGAAACCCGCGCCGAACAATACGTTGGCGCGGGGGTTGCCCCGCCATTCATGGACGTTGAAGCGGGTGCATATCTTTTGCACATGCTGATGGAAGCCGGGCCTGTTAAATCCGCGCCAATGGGCGGGGCAATGGCTTTGGATTGGGTTGATTTGCAGGCTTACATCAGCATGACCGTTGGCGATGTTGACGGTTGGGAAGCCAGTTTATTGCGGCGCATGTCACAAGCCTATGCGACCGGGCTGCAAGAGGGCGCAAGCCCATTTTCGATACCGCCGATTGAGCGCGAAATGAAGGACGAAATGAATGGCTGATTTTGCATCCCTTGTCGCCAAAATGGATTCGTCTGATCTTAAAAAAGGTCAGGCGGCTCTAGGCGATGTTACCAAAGCGGCAGGGGGTGCGGAGAAGGCTGTTGATAAGACTGGTCGCGCTTTTGGCACAATGCGCGGGGCCGCTATTTCCGCTGCAAAGGCGCTTGGGGCAATGGGCGCTGCCTTTGTTTCGTTTCAAGCTATCGGGGCGTCCTTAACGCAAGCGCGGGCATTCAACGTAGCACTTGCTGAAACAAGCACATTGATTGCCGGAACCCCGCAAGAAATTGAGCAGCTATCGGCGGCTGCGCGTGATCTTGGCAAGGCCTACGGCACCGATGCGACTTCACAGGTCCAAGCGTTTTATCAGGCAATCAGTGCGGGCGCTGGAAGCATTGCGGAGGCTAACACAACCTTGGATGCGGCAAACCGCCTTGCAATCGGCGGCGCGACAGATGTGACAACTGCCGTGGGCATTTTGTCCGGCGTGATTAACAGCTATGGCAAGGACGCAATCAGCGCCACAGAAGTATCTGACGCGCTATTTGTTGGCATGAAGGCGGGCGTTACAACCGTGGCAGAATTGTCTGCTAATCTTGGCGGGGTTATTCCAACAGCAAAAGCGCTTGGAATTAGTTTTGATGAGGTTGTGGCTGCAACATCGGCTTTGACAAAAAACAACCTTAGCACATCGGCAGCGGTCACGAGCCTCAACGCCGCTCTTGTGGGTATTGTGAAGCCGACAGCAGAAGCCAGCAAATTGGCGGAATCGCTGGGGATCAATTTCACAGCAGCGGGTCTGCAAGCCAAAGGGCTTGGCGGTTTCTTGGCTGAGGTAGCAGAGAAAACAGGCGGCAACGTTGAACAAATGGCGCAGCTATTTGGTTCGGTTGAGGCTTTGAAGGCTGCGCTTTTGTTTGCTGGCGAAGCTGGTGGCCAATATGCAGAAATCATGGAGGACATGGGCATCAAAGCGGGCGCTACAGACGCGGCTTATCAAAAGATGTCAGACAGCCTAGACCAGCGGCTAAACAAGCTGACAGCGGCGGCCAGTGATATTGCTCTAGGATTTGGCAATGCGCTTCTTTCGGTATTGGTTCCTGCAATGGAGGCGTTCGCGTCGGTTGCTGTGACTGTTGGGCAAAACTTGGATACCGTTTTGATGGTAATTGCAAGCCTTGCCGCAACACAAATTCCGGCAATGGTGTCAGCGTCATACGCAGCTATCACAGGACTTTCGCTGATGTCTGGCGCAATGACCCTCACAACTATTGCAGCCGGTGTCCTGCGGGGCGCTTTGGCGTTCTTGGGCGGACCTATCGGGCTGGCCGTTGGTGCAGCGACCGCATTGGGCATTGCGCTATTGAGCGTTCGGCCATCCTCAACCGGCGTTCGGCTGGACGCGGAAGCCACAGCTAAAGGATATGCTGATGCGGCTGGCAGCGCGGCATTGTTTAACCAAAGCACCCAATCATCTGCGGAAGCCAGCGCTGAAATCAAGGAGTTTCTTGACGGCATACTTGTGGCAGCGGGCGGCGTGACAGACGAAGCTAAAAAGCAATATGAACTTGCGGCGCTGTCTCGCAATGAAAGCAACGCCGCGCTTGCAACAGGTCAAGAGATACTGGCAAACCTTCAACAGCAAAATGAAATAGCGCGTTTGGAATTGGCTTATGGAACTGACAGCGTACAGGTAGCAGAGGCTAGGCAGCGCGCAGAGTTGGCCGTGCTTGATGCGCAATTGCAATCTCTGGAAGTTTCAGAAACCCTAAAACTTGAAATAATGGCTGCTGCACAGGCGGGTTTTGACCTGCAAAACTCGGCATCCGGCGCTTCGGGCAATATCGGCAGCGCGGCAAATGAAGCGGCGCGGCTTGCGGGAAACCTTGCGGCTGCTGCAAATGCAATTTCTGCTGTAATGGGCGCGACTGCAAATCTGAACGTTTCCGCTCTTGGCTTAGAGGTTCAAAACGCTGCGTTAGCAAAGGGCAATAGCCTTATTCAAGCACGCACCGAGGGGCTAATCGCTACCAAACGTGCCGAATTGGCGGCATCGTTCGGGTCTGGCGAAGGCGCTGTGCGTGCTGCTGCTGCGGCTGAATTGCAGAATTATACGGATGCCGTTAATCGAAACAGCAGCGCGCAAGAGATCAATGGAAAGCTGACCAAGGCGCTGACAGCTTCAACAGCAGCCGCTGGTGGCGCAGCGGGTAAGGCAAGCAAAGCGACCAACGAATCAGCAAAGGCAATGGAGCAGGCCGCCGTGGCCGCCCAAAAACTTCAGGACGAACTTGACCGCCCAATGATTAGCGCGATTGACGGCGTTTCCAACGCATTTGGCGACTTTATCGCGGGCGGTTTGAAAGACTTTGGCGGCTTTGTTAAATCTATCTTGGACAGCTTCAAGCAAATGCTTTCGCAGATGATCGCCATGGCCGTCAAAAACAAGATCATGATCTCGCTGGGCATCGGAGGCGGGGCAACTGGCGTTGCTGGCGCGGCTTCGGCAGCAACGGGTGGGGCAGGTGGCATCCTTGGCAGCTTGGGAAGCATTGGCGGCGTTCTGGGCACCATCGGTTCAAGCTTTGGCGCAGGGTTCATGACAAGCGTTTACGGGGGCTTGGGCGGGCTTACGGGCGCTGTATCGGGCGGGCTGTCGGTTGGCGGCTTGGCGGGCATATCCACGGCGATTGGGGCTATTGCAGCGCCATTGCTTGCGGTTGCTGCGGTGTTCAGCTTTTTCAAAAAGAAAACCAAGGAACTTGACGCGGGCTTGCGCGTGACCGTCGATGGCATGGATACGTTGGTGCAGACGTTCCGCACAATTGAAACCAAGCGGTTTTGGGGCTTGTCGAAAAAGGTGCGAACCAGTTTCCAAAACGCCAGCGATGAAATCGCAAACCCGCTGATCAAAGCCGTGGGCGAAATTCAGGGCGGCATCGTTGACGCGGCGGCTTTGCTGGGCATTGCCGGATCTACCTTTGACGACTTTGCTCATACGATCAATGTGTCGACTAAGGGCTTGTCCGATGAGGCGGCGCAAAAGGCCGTGATGGACGCGTTTGTAGGGCTGGGCGATGCCTTTGCGGGCATGATCCCCGGATTGCAGGCGTTGCAAAAGGACGGCGAGGGCGCAATGGCGGCTATATCGCGTCTGGCGCAATCGCTTAGCGTTGTGAATGACGTGTTCCAAAGTCTGGGCTTTTCAGCATATGACGTTTCATTGGCAGGGGCAGCAGCGGCGGATACCTTCGCAAGCCTGTTTGGTTCGCTGGATAATTTCGCGGCATCAACGGCGGCTTATTATGACGCGTTCTATAGCGGCGAGGAAAAGCGGGCTGATGCAACGTCACGGCTTGCGGCTTCTTTGGCCGCATTGGGAGTAAGCGCAATTCCACAGGACCGGGCAGCGTTTCGTGATCTTGTCGACAGCGCGCAAATTGCAGGCAACAGCGACTTGGCGGCAGGGCTGATTATGCTTTCCCCGGCATTTGCTGGGCTGACAGATGCGGTTGAGGTTCTTGCTGCGGCTATCATAACCGTTAACGAGGACCGCTTTGCAACTGGCGTTGATTTTATGCGCGGCACGGCACGGGCATCGAACGGCATTGAATACACGCCGCGCGAATCGGATGCGCAGTTGCGCGCGGAGTTGCGGTCGCTTAATCTGTTCATGGAACGGCTTGTGTCATCGTCGGAAATCACGGCGGGCAATACCGGGCGCGGGGCAGACGCGGCAGACGACACGCTGGCCTTCACATTGGAGCAAACCTTATGACCCTGCGGATCATTGAACCGTTCGCCGTAACCGAGGCGAATATCGACAGCACCAATGTCGCGCTGGAAACGGCTTGGACGGCTGGCACCTATACGCTTGGCACGGTGCGGCGGGTGGGTGAACGGTTGTTTGAAGTGTCGGCCGCCAGCACGACGCAACAGCCAGGGCTTGCCGCTACGACTGAATGGTTTGACGCTGGCCCTGCCAATCGTTACGCCGCGTTCGATCTGCAATTCGGTGCAGATCAATACCGCGTTATTGAAACGGTCACGAGTCGCGCTGACAGCATCACATTTACGCTGACAGGCCTGCCACGGCTGTCGGCAATGGCCTTCTTTGGGTTGCGTGCCACGCAGATCACAATCGTTGGCACGCTGAACACGACCGGCGATGTGGCAGACGTGACTTACGATGTGCCAGATGCAACTCAGTATGGAGGTTCGTTCTGGCGCTGGTTTTTTGCGCCACAATCTCTTGAGCGGACATATGCCAATTTTGAATTTAACATTCCAATCGGATCAGCCGTGGCAGTCACGATCACAAACACCGGATCAACGGCAGCTGTCAGCACGATTGCCATGGGGATTGCCGACGAATACGGAACCGTTGAGGTGGGATCAACGCGCGGTCTGCGGAGTCGGTCCGTCAAGAAAACCGAGGGCACGCTTACTTCTCTTTTGCGCCGCACACCGGCATCGCGTGTTGGGTATAGGGTGCATCTCAACGACTATTCCGCTGCACCGTTCTGGCGTACCATTGACGATTTGGACGGGGTGGCGGCGGTATTTGCCGGACCTGATGACAATCCTGAATTTTTAGCATATGGTTTTGTCAGTTCTTGCCAGACAGTCGCAGACGTACGCGGCATAACAAAAGTACAACTTGAAGTGGAAACGCTATGACCGCGCCAGTAATCAGACAATTTGTGGGCACCATCCCGGACAAAGGGCAGGCGCAGACCGCTTTTGATACAAACGTCGATGCGTTTCTCGACTGGCAGGCGCTGCAATTCGCGCCGGATCTTGTAGCGTTTGGGACGTTTGCCAGCAACACAGCGGCTGCTTTGGTGGCCGCAAACCTGCCGTCGTTGACTGGGCGGGCATTGGACGCGGTGCGGGTCAACGCGGCGGCGAACGGGGTTGAGTTTGCGAACGTGACGGCGGCGGGCTGGGCGTTACTAGATGATGCGAACGCGACGGCGCAGCGGGTGACTTTGGGCGTGCCTCCGATTGTCAGCCCCACGTTTACAGGCACTGCCACAGCGGAAATGGTTCGCCTCACTAGCACTAGAGACGCCAGTGTAAGCAGCACAGAACACGCGTTCCAAATTGGCCTTACCGACGGAGCAAATCTGAGATTCGACGGTAACGAAATACTGGCAGTGGATAACGGAGCGGTAGCCACCTTTAATGTGAATAGAGACGGTGGAGACGTATATGTGGGGCATATTGGAGGCTCTCAACTCGTAAGCCTACACGGTCAAGTGATTATAAACGGTTCAGACTTCGTTGCTTCCGGCACAGCCCCGCTCTACGCCTGCCGCGCGTGGGTGAATTTCGACGGGACTGGCGTTGTCGCAATTCGTGCAAGCGGGAATGTGTCGAGCATTACGGACAACGGAACGGGTGATTATACGGTCAACTTTGCAACGGCAATGCCTGATGCGAATTATGCTGCAGTGCCCGCTAAGAGCAGAGAATTAAGGTCGTGGATTTCGCTGTATGATCATGCTGTCGGCTCGGTGCGCGCTGCTATGGGCCGCACGGATGATTCAACAACACGTACTGACGATGATTTAATCTCAATCGCAATCTTCCGCTGAAAGGAAACCACATGGATCAACGCATCATCTACCAAAACGACCAAGGCGGCGTGTCGATTATCATTCCCGCTGATTGCGGGCTGACAATTGAGGAAATCGCCGCAAAGGACGTGCCAACAGGTGCGCCCTATAAGATTGTGGACGTGGCCGACATTCCAGCGGACCGCCAATGGCGCGCGGAATGGACTGTTGACGTAGCGGATTTGACTGATGGAGTTGGCGCATGATTATCAAGATTAGACAGCCCGATCCCGCAATCGTACTGGCGCAAGCCCGCGCTGCTATGGTCATATCCCCATTGCAGGGTATCCTAACCCTTGGTGAAATCGAATGGGGCAAGGTTCTGGCCTATCGTGAAACCGCATCATGGGCTGAAAAGGTCGTGATTGACAGCGCCCAAGATTGGCAGCGCAACAGTCAAAACATCGCGTTCTTTGGCTATCTACTGAACTACACGCCCGAGCAGATGGACGCGCTATTCATCGCGGCGGCACAGGTCACGGCATGAACCGCACCCGGCTATCCCGCCCGATATACATCCTCGCCCGGTTTGCAGAGATGCTTATCGCATCGGGGAGTCGGGTGCTAAATGCTGCGGTGTTCGGCGGATCAACGCACCAGACCACCAGCGCGCGGGCATTCATCGACGGAATGACCAGCCCCAAATGGGCCAAGCGGCGGTCCGTGATTGATCGGGTGTTTTGGTTCCAGCCGGATCATTGCAAAACCGCATGGGCGGCGGAGGTCACAGCCGCGCGCAAAACATTAGCAAGGGCAGGAATGTGATGGATTTAGTCCGCGACTTTTGGGCAATTATCGCTGCTGCTATCGGCGTGATTGTTTGGTTTATCAGGCTGGAATCGCGGGGGATTGCAAACGCTGCTGACATCAAGCGGCTTTGGAATCAGCGAAAAGAGGACATGGAGGCCGCCAAAGACAGCCGCGACCGCATGGACCGCAGGCTTGACGAAATCAGCGCCGACATCAAAACGATATTGCGGGGCATGGCTAAGTGACAATTAAGCCGACTTGGGCGGTAACAGAGGGGGTTTTGCGGATTTACAGTGGAGGGGTAGATGTTGCGGCGGTCCACAGGAACCAGTTTCCGCAGCTTATCTATGACCTAGCAAGCAATTTGCGGGGAACAAAACCGAATGCCGACACCGAGACTTGAAGCGGACGACCCGCGATTGATTACGGCCCTTGCGGCTTACAATTGCCTTCACAGCTACACACTAGTTGCGCGAGAAATGGGCGTGGCTTATTCATCCGCCGAGCGTTGGATCAAGGCAGCGCGGGCGTGGGAGAATGCACCGCAAGGGCAACGGGACGCGGTAGAAATCACAAAACTAGACATGACCACAGCCAGCGGCGGTTGGATCATGACCGACAAGGATGGCGTCGTCATCAAGCGGTCAACCCGATGGAGAGCGGCGAAGGACCAGGACGACCCCACGCGCATCATCGATGCAATCCGCGAGGGCTTGGCCGATATGCCGCGCGCTACCCATGTGGACAGCGAAACGGGGCCAGATGACCTTCTGGCGGTTTTCCCGGTGGCTGATTTGCATATCGGCATGTTAGCGGATCTAGAGGAAACGGGCCACGATTGGGACGGCAAGAAAGCCACGCGGGTTTTCCAAGATGTGTTCGGGCGGCTGGTGAGCGTCACTCCCGGCGCTGGCACCGCCCTTCTGGCACAGCTTGGCGATTTGATGCACGTCGATGACCAAACCAATCTAACGCAGTCAGGGCATCAGCTAGACGCTGATACGCGATATTTTATGATTTTGCGGCGCGCGGTTGTGGCGATGAAATACGCTATTGACACGTTGCGCGCAAAATATGCCACCGTGATTTATCGAGGGTGTCGGGGCAATCACGACCGCACCGCGCACTATGCCGTGACCTTGGCTCTATCGCAGCACTATGCCGATGTTGCGGGCGTGATCATTATCGACCACGCGGGCGAATTTTATGTGCATGAGTTCGGCAATAACATGATAGTTTTGCATCACGGCGACAAGGCAAACGCTGCGCGGCTGGTGAATTTTGCGGCGGCTGAGTGGCCGGAAATATGGGGCAGAACGCGAAACAGGCTGGCGCTATCAGGGCATATTCACCACGAAACCCGCAAGGAAATAGGCGGCATGACGTGCGAAAGCATCGGCACAATCATTCCACGGGATGCCTACGCATACGGCCACGCATACAGCGCCAACCGGGCGCTGGTATCAATCACAATGGACGCCGCGCAGGGTGAAATCAGCCGCGCGCGCGTTGGAATTTAGGAGCGCAATATATGAATTTCCAAGGCAAGGCCAAACGCCTAGACGATATTGACCTGCCCCGCGAGGGCGCGGCTTTAGGCATTGGCGAGGATGAGGTGCATGCGGTTTTGGATGTTGAATCTGCGGGAACGGGCTTTGACAGCAAGGGCCGCCCAAAGATGCTGTTTGAACCGCATATCTTTTACAGGCTTCTAGGGGCGGGGGCGGCGCGCAATGGCGCTGTACGGACTAGGTTGGCGTATCGCCGTTGGAAGCGTGACTATCCGCGCGACAGTTACCCACGATTGGCGCAGGCTATGGCGATAAATGAGGAAATAGCGCTGCAATCCGCCTCTTGGGGCTTGGGGCAGGTCATGGGCTTCAATCATGCGGCGGCGGGCTATCCATCGGCACGGGCTATGGTTGCTGCATTTCTGGACGACGAGGAAACGCACCTGCGGGCAATGATGGCTTTCATCAAGGCAAACAAGCTGGATGATGAACTACGGCGTCACGATTGGGCGGGCTTTGCGCGCGGGTACAACGGGCCGGGGTTTGCCAAAAACGGGTATGACCGCAAGCTGGCGGCGGCATTTGCCAAATGGCAGCGGATCAGGGACACGCCTTGGTCGCCCGATCAAAACCCGATCAAGAAAATTCCCATTGATTTACCGCATGTTGAGCCGGAAACCACCCCGGCAATCAAGAGTGGATCAAATGTTTGGGCGGCGCTTGTGAAATTATTCATGCAATTCTTTCTGGGGAAATTCAAATGAAAATGGTTCAAGACTGGAAAACCGCTTGGCGCTGGCACTCTACGCAGGTTTTTGCCGTGCTGGCAGTGTTGCCTATGGTGTGGTCTGAATTGCCAGACGACATTAAAACGCAAATCCCCGCCGATTGGCACCCGTGGATTGTCGCGGCGATTGCGCTTGGCGGGATATTGCTGCGCGTGCGGGATCAAAGCAAATGACGTGGCTTATTCCAGCATGGCTAAAGCGGGCCGTGGCGGGCCTTGTGGCGGGCGCGGTGTTGCTTTGGGGCGTGTGGGCTATGGGAAAGCGGGAAGGCACGCAGGCGGGCATGGCTAAGGCCGTGGCAAAGGCGGCGGATGATTTGGCAAAAGCAAAGGCGGTACGCGATGAGGTGGACAGTATTAGCGGCGGCGATGTTTCTGACCGCTTGTCAAAGTGGCGGCGCAAGTAACTGTTGGGCGTCACCCATTCGGCCTAGCGCGCAGGACGTGTTGACCGATGGGAGCGCGCGGCAAATTTTGGCCTTGAATGAGGCTGGGGCCAAGATTTGCGGGTGGAAGCCCTAATGCCAATCACTAGGCCGATAACCTGCGATATACGCCCGCAGCAACAGCACGACAGCGGCACTAGCGTTGCGGTGGCCGTTCTCAATCTCGCTGATGCGCGTGGCGTTGCCGTATCCTAACATCGCTGCTGCTTGGTGCGGGGTAAGGCCCAGCGATTGCCGGGCCTGTTTGAATTGCTCGGGGGTCATGCGTTTTTCTTGTCTGTCCACCAATCGGTGTTTTCCCAAGCGTTGATAAACTCTGCCTCCGTTTCCACTGTTGCCGCGATGCAATCGGCTTCTTCGCTGCTGATGTCAAACCGGCCTGCGATGTCGTTGATGTCCTTGGCGTTCATTTCCGTTTTCCTTTGCTGTGGGATTCCCCGTTTCCGTATAATCAATATACGCAATGCGTATCACACATGCAAGCACTAAATCACGCAAAGCGTAAAATAATTGAGGTGGAAGCCATGATCCTTTTAATTGCCACGATCTGCCTGCAAGCTGACCCGGTGACGGTTGACTGCCAAACCCGTGTAATCCGCATGGAACGGACCCCGGCGGCTTGTGTGGAGATGGTCGAGCCTGTCAAGGTATGGCTGCGTGAGGCATCGGCGGGACTGCCCGTGGTGTCAGTCATGGCGGCTTGCAAAAGCGGGCTGTTGGTTTAGGTTGCCGCCCCCGGTTCACGCTGGGGGCGGCTTTGTTTCTGTCAAGATATCCAAAATTGTGCGCTGTTGAAACGCAGCCTTTGCCGGGGCCAGTTCTGCGAGTAGCGCGGCGGTGTCAGTTATTGGTCCACCCTGCAGCTTTGGCGATTGCGGCCCGGTGGTGGGCGTTCGCGGCAACTTTGGCGGCTTCTGGGCCGCGAGCGTAGCCATGCCCCCCATTATAAGACCATTTCCAACCGTTTTCGTCTGCGCATCTGATGGTATAGTTGGCTGGGACGGTGTGGCAATCCTCGTTCCAGCTTGCTACATGAGATTTATCCCACACCAACTCCGGTATCATCCCCGGCAACGCGGCAAGGATTGCGTCTGCAATTTTGTCCAGCGACGCTTCACGGCTTAATCCATACCCAATCATCAAAACTATGTTATCCCGCATCATGGCTTGGCCCCTTCATTGCGGGCGGCGGCAAGGGCGGCAAGTGTGATTTTCATGGTGTTGGTCCTTTGGATTGGGTTCTGTTTGGTTATGGCGTCACTACATAAAATGCCAGCACAAGGCCAAAAAGGCAGGCCAGCTTGATAGCGTCACGAATTAAGCCTGGGCGCTTGCGGGGCAGGGTCATAGCGTTCCCTCTTGTTTTGCTTTGAAATCGGCTTGCGCGGCTTCTATGGCGGCGTAAACTTCCTCTATTCGATCTGGGTAGTTTTCACGCACCCAATGGATAATTGCGCGTGACCCTGCGGATTCATACATTACCGCCGCGTTCACCCGCGCAATCTGGATTTTGTGCTGCGTAGCTTGGTTTTGCAGGTTCCAGTTTGCCGCTTCAAAACGCTTGTCACCCTTGAGCGCGTTCAAATCAGCGCGGGCGGTCGCTAAATCCTTTTTTGCGTGTGCAAGTGCAATCCGCGCCCGAAATACCCAATTACCCCCCCAGCTCGGATTGGCTGTTTCTTCCTCTAGCTGGATGCGGATGCTATCGCGCGTCGCCATTGCCTCCGCCACATCAGCCTCGGCATCTGCAATATCATCAGGCGTTGCGATTGTGTGTCCCATAGCGTTCATAGCGACCACCACAGGCCGAAACCCCCAGCAATGCAGCACAGCGCCGCGATGGTGATTGCAATGGCGTATGCAGCGCCGCCGTGGTCTGGCAGGTTGCCCCCGTCCCGCAAGTTGGCGTAGCGCGGATCCATGGCGCTGCGGATAGGTTTGAGGTGAGTCATGGGGTGGCCCCCAATGCTTTGCGGATCAGGATAAGCTGGCGGTCATTATCTGCCCTATGATCGTCACTTGGCAGCGCGGCGTATTCCTCGTGGTCAATGTCGAAGTACGTTTGCAGCCGCCGCAGTTCTTTGCGCAGCCGCTCAATCTTGGCCTGTTGGTCCTGCACCTTCCTTTCAATGAGTGATTGTAACGCTGCCTTAGCTACTTCCGGCGGCATGGCGCGAATAGCCTTGGCTGCGCATGACATCGCAGAAATAGCCGCCGCGTCTTCAAGAGTAGACCAACCGCTTTTGAAGACTGGCAAGTCCGGGCTTTCTGCCGTTTCGGCGGCAGCTTCGCAGGCTACCGTTGCAAGCGCCAAGCACTCCTCTAGCGCATCCGCTGCCTGTAGACACCTCTGGTCGTGACAAACACCCCCTATTTTAATTGAATTTTTATGATGATCCCCACCGCGCAGCCGCGCAAGCAGGTCTTTTGTTGTCTCGGTCATTCTACTGCCCTCCGATTTGCGCGCCGTGCAAGAATGGCGCTGATTTCTGCCGTGACTTCCTCGCAATGCACCAGGTTGTTTGTGTCGGGGCAAAGGTCAATGCGGAACGCGCGCCACGGGTTGCCTTCAAGGTCTGCAACGCGGTCGGCGCAATCGTCAGGGGTAGTTGTGAAGTCGCCGCCGTTGCCAACGCCGATGCGGGGGCCGAAATCGGTCATGACGTGATAAGTGGAAAGTGGGAGGGTGAGTTGGGTCATTGTCTGTTCCTTTGGGTTTTGTGGGGGTGAGCCTGCCCGCGATGGGGCAGGGGTGCGGTCAGGCGGCATCGATGTAAGTCAGAGGCTTGCTGATCTGGAACCGAAACTGATGCGGGTAGAACCCCATGTCCTTCTGGCGGGCTTCGGACGCGTTGCGGATACGGGCCAACTTGCGGACGTATTCCGCGCCTGGCTTGCCCGTATTGCTGAAGCGCTTACGGTCCGCAACGATCAGCTTGTTCAGGCAGTCCGAGCCGATCTGGCCGTATCCAGCAACCAAAACGCCAACCCGCAGCGGGCGACCACAATACAGGCAATCACACTCGTCTTGCGTTGCCCCGGTAATTTCAATCTGCGTTGCGGCTTTCAGTGTGTCGATATTCATTGTCAGGTTCCTTTGGGTTAATTGCTTACCTTGAAACAACCCTAGACGCTAAAAACGCGCAACGCAAGCGCCAAAAAGGCTTGCACGCGTTTTTATTTCGTGCGAAAGATTGCACATGGAAAACACAAAACAAATCATCGACAGCATCGGCAAGCCCCGCATCAAAGCCGCCATGGGCGTTACCGATAGCCAAATCAACCGACACGGCGCGGCGGGAATCCTGCCCGCGTCGTGGTTTGATTTCTGCGAAAAAGCCACCGGGAAAAAATTGCCTCGGCATCTGTTCAGCTTCAAGGGATGTCAGCCATGAGCCGCTAACGCAGACCCCAAAGCCTTTTGACCTCAACCTCAACCCGTGGCCGTATGGCTGCGGGTATTTTTCTAAGCATATTGCGCCGTGCG